GTGTCGCTGGCCACGCAGCAGTTTAAAGCCATGCTCGTGTTTGGGCGTAAAAATAGCACCCAGGATAATCCTGCGTGCTTATTCCTCAATTCTATCGATGCCATACTCTACTGCACACATGTGTTCAATCTTGCGCCCTCTAAACTCATTCCATCCTGATACAAAATATGCGACATCAGCAGTGGCCAAATCCTTTATGCTTCTTGCTAAATATTCTAACGGCTTTGCATCCTTGGAGAAATCCGTATAGAAAGTGTCGATTACCTCCACTTCCTCTCCCAAATATTCTTTTGCTGACTGGATAGCTCTTTCTCTTTCATAAAGAATCTGTTCGTCTGTCTTGTCTTTCATCGGCTGCGAAATAAATAACCTCTTCATTCTTATCCTCTCTTTCCGTTGCGATATCGCAACAAATAAAATACCACCGGCCTTATTGACTGGTGGTATTAAAATTCTATAAATTCACATAATCAAGAAGTTATCTGGCAGGCGTACCATGCTCCTGCATCTCTCGGGTTTCCCCTGTCAAACCATCGGCGTGTGGACGGGTACGAAATCTTCCACCTCAGATAACTTCTCTTTTATGTTACTCACATTGTATCATTTTTATTCCTTTTTGTAAAGGATTAGCTTATTTCTAAGCAATCTATTCCATTCCTTTTCATCTATTTTCATAAATGTTATGATGGAATTCTTAAATCCTGGATTATCCGTTGATGTTGTCAATCTAAGCACAGTTTTAAACTGCCGTTCGTTAGATTCCTTTATTTCTTTTAGGATTAACGCTGTGTTGGGTTTCTTTGTTTCAACAATATAGTCCGGTTCCTCCACAATTAGTTTCAAATACTCACAGTATTTTTCGTAATCATTGGGATGGCGTTCTTTAATATGGCCGATACGCTCATCTGTTATAATAACTTCGTCTGTGACTATGTCTTCCGTAATACACTTATATATCTCTTTGTCTATCTTTCCGACTGGATGCACCTGTATTTCCTCTTCTGTATCTATTGGCTTTATTATATCAGGTTCTGTATCTTTTGCAATAGTTCCCCATTCTTCTCTCTTTGCCATATACCGTTCCTGATTTTCTTTGTCCAGCGAATAAGCTACCAGCCGCCTGAACTTTTCAGCCTGACGCTCTGCATACTGCCGCTTTGTCTCCTTCTGATTTGCCCGTTCAACGGCATCCAGTTCCTCCTTGGTCCAGGTGTCGTCCGCAGTGGAGATTCCAGGGAAGTATGTTGTGTGGCTGTCCTTGCAACGTGGATGATATAGACCGGCTGCTATAGCTTGGCTCATCAGCGGATACAGCCCATCGGATTTCTTTCCACCTGACCACACATCATCAATCAGGACCTTGCCAACAAATGGCAGGCACTTCGGACACGGGTTCCCGCGCTTGTTGACAATCACGGTAGTAATCCCCCATTCTTGACGCTTCTCTCCTTCTCCTTGCAGATACGCCCGCTTGGATGCCGTCCGGATGGCCATGTCAGCATAATCTGCCAGGGTATGACGGGCACCATTGGCATACTCCACACAGTTAAGGCCCCGTGAGAGCATATCCCTGGTGGCCATATCCACGGCTTTCTCATAGGTACCGGCGCCGGAATTGGCATACACCTGAGCATTAAAGATAGCCTTTCGGTATTGGTCGTTGGCCATGCGGAGGACAGCTGTTTCTGCTTGCTGCATATCATTGGTGGTGGCCTTAATCAAGGCCTCCAATTTTCGGTCATTGAGCCGGAAAAACTCTGCCGTGGCGCCTTGACTGATTTTCTTAGCGGGAAAGCCTTTCCGGATGGCATCAAGTATCTTGATTTCCTGCTGCATGTTTCCGGTCTGTCTGGCCTGTCTGATAAGCTCACCCATTTCCTTGTTGAGGTCCTGGAATCGGCTTCCAAAACGCTTTTGGTTCTCCTTCTTGTACTTCTCCAGGGCCTTAAGCTGCTCCGTCTGCCACATGGACCACTCAATGCCCTCCTTCGTTTCCTCGGCCTGGTGCCGGTCCATGTTGCGTATCATGGACGCCATGAGTTCCTTTTCAATGGCCTTGAAGGCGGCGCCGATATCGTATTCCGTCAACGGCATCACCTCCCGTTAGCATGTACCTTGAATCCTTGCGCCTTGAACTGTCTGGTCAGGTCCTTAAGCTGGGTCACGCTGCTACATTTATCGCAGCGCAGCTCCGCATACCCCTGTCTCTCAATTGCGTAGATTCCCAATGGCACCTGCTCCCTTGCCACCTGCAGTAGGCCCTGGTACTCCTTCTGGCTCATCTGGTACAGACGGTTCATTACCTTGACTTTCATACGGTTCCCCTCCTTCTATGTTCAGCTGAAAGCCGCCAGCTGCCGTATTGATTCCGGGTTCCTCCACTTCCGCAATGCCCTGCTCTGCCTTCAATCGCGCTATCTCCTCTTGTTTCCATGCATCGTCCTTGCTGTCACCATACAATTCCTCCACCTGAGCCTCGATGCTCATCATTGGAACGCCGGGACGGGCCTTGGCCAGGGTCTCCACCTGGCTCTCAAAGGATGGGTTTGCATACTCACCGAAGGGGATATCCACTTTGACCTCCTCCACCCCCTTACCATGAAGGATATTGCAAGCGTTGATTGCCGCGCTGACCAGCTCCGGAAGAGTCTCCTGCAGAGCCTCCACAATAGCATTCCGGGTGTACAGGGTAGCTTTTTCCTTTTCGCGCTGCGCTTCGGCGTTGTCCAGCTTCTTGACATCAATCCCCAGAGTGGATGGGCTGATAACGCCCTGCAGACAAAGGTCCAAAGCTGTACAATAGGACGCCAGATAACTATCGTGGGGGATAGTTGGCTGCACCACATTGACCTTGTTATCTGCATTCTCTGACATATCATTATCAGAAGCAAAATATCGGTCGTCAAACGGGTTCGGCCGGATGACCTTCCCTGTCTCCGGGTCGTGTGGCACCAGGCAGTCCGGTATGTACGTCTTGGCCCGACCAGCACGCAGCGCATCCATCCACTGGGACCAGGCCTCGTCAAAGGCGTCAAAGCTGTCCAGTTTACCATCAAAGATGCTGCCACCGCGTCCCTCATATTTGGTGGACTCATACACCTGCAGTGGCACGGCCAGCATGACTGTATCATCAAACTTCGTATCCTTTATTCCCTTGGTGGCATCGATGGCATTAAGGGGCACTGGCGTGTCACCCTTATACAACTCGTTACGTATATAGCCGTATCCATAATGCTCATACAGGACATACTGTTGATACCCGGCCTTATATGGCGTCTTGAACACAACTTCCTTCACACGGTCCCGGTTCCGGACAATCTCAACCCGCTCCCCTGGATACCACTCCAGGATTGGATACTCACTGACGGTCGTGTCAACCGTGACCTTGAAGGCGCCGTCCCCGATGTACAGGACCTCCTTCAAGGCCTTCTCCATCTTACGAATGAACTTATTATCCTTTGCAATGTCCTCCCACAGCTGCCGCTGCTGGTCGTTACCTGCAAAATCAAAATCATTCATGTCATCCAGGACGATAGCCGACATGATACGGATAATCAGCCCGGGCAGGCCGGTATGTATCTTGCGCATCTCCATGCCTGGTGTACACCTGCTGGCCCAGAACTTGTATCTGTCAGCGTACTCTGGAGCCTGCTGGTACATCTGCTCCAGCTCGTTACCATCACCACGGTACCAGATGCGATTCCGGATGGCATTGGCCTCGAAGTCCAGGACCTCGTTAATCTGGATGCAGTTCCCGCTGGCCGGTACCACATTCAGCCAGCTGCGAATGCCCCTCTTGATTGTCTCATTCATGTTGTTCAGCCACCTCATTTCTTCTCATCCTCCTCGAATCCAATCAGGTTCCGGTATGGTATCCATGCATACTGATTGGCATTAATGGTATGGTCATTCCGGTCCTCTGGCTTGTCTTTCTCATCGTCCCAACTGTACCGGTCCAACTCGGAAAGATGCTCCACGCAGGTATCCACTACCAGGTAACACCCCTGCTGTATCCAGCCCAGCTGCAGGTTAATACGGTCAATGATTTCCAGTTGCTTATACGCATCCCAGAAGTTATACAGGCACCCCTTGAGCCGCTTATACTTGCGCAGCTCCGTGATAGTCGCCTGGTCCGCATTGTCTATATACACATCCTTGGCAAAGCCCCAGTCCTTGCGGCACTGCTCCAGGAAAGACACAAACTTAACCGCTGTATCACTGGGGGCCAGCGGGATGTCAAGCTTGGCGTTGCTGTAGACCTTCTCAGCCAGGGTGATAAGCTTCCTGTCCTCCGTGATTCCCTGGAATATCATAGCTATGGTATCCGGAGAC